TTCTTTAACATTTAATGCTGGTGGAACAAATATTACCAATGGAACATATTACTGGTCGATTAATAATATCTCAACTGCGGCTGGTGATTTTTCAGCCAGTACTGGTTCATTTACAATTACATCAAATGCTGGTTCATTTACTATAACACCAACGGCTGATGAAACAACTGAAGGAGCTCAAACATTTACGGTGTCATTACGAACCGGTAGTGTTAGTGGTACCATAGTTGCTACAAGTAGTACTGTAACAATTAATGATACAAGTACAGCTCCTCCTGTAGGACAAGCAGCATATACCACAGCAGGCACGTTCTCGTGGACAGCACCCGCAGGTGTAACTAGTGTCTCAGTTGTTGCTGTTGGGCCTGGTGGCCAGGGGTACGGGGTTACCATGCCAAATGAAGGTGGTGGTGGTGGTGGACTAGGCTGGAAAAATAATATCGCAGTAACTCCCGGTAATAGTTATACCGTAGTAGTTGGTGCTGCTGGATCTGGAACACATTCTTACTTTATATCAACGGCTACTGTTAGAGGTGGAGCAGGCGGTGATGGTACAGCCACTACTGGTGGTGCAGGCGGAACATATACAGGAACTGGTGGTGGCAACGGAGGAGCTGGTGGAACCAGTACAGGCGGCAGTGCTTCTGGTGGTGGCGGTGCAGGCGGATATGCCGGCGCCGGAGGTAAAGGTGCAGGAAGTAATGATAGCTCTCCATATGCTGGCGTCGCCGGATCAGGAGGTGGTGGCGCAGGTGGTGCATTGGGATCTCCTGTTCCCGGTGGTGGTGGTGGTGGTGGCGTTGGTATATTAGGGCAAGGCTCTAATGGTGTAGCAAATGCAGCAGGATACGATAATGGTAGCTTAACCGGATATCAAGGCGGCGGTGGCTCCGGCGGTGGCGGAACATCAACTACTAGAAGTCGAAATGGTGGTAACTACGGTGGCGGCAGTGCTGGACACGCTACTAGTGCAATGAATAATTACGGTGCAGGTGGTGCAGTTCGTATTATCTGGGGACCGGGTCGAGCATTCCCATCTACACTCACTACAGATCAATAATAAAAAATGGCAGAAACAAATATTACAGGCCCACTTTGGGGTTACGAACAACGAAGCAGAAGACTTGCTGGCTTGTGGCCAACTAGAAGAACTCTTGGCCATAAACACATAAATACATATTTAAACATTATTATGAGGAATCATTATGGCATCAAATCTAAACTCTGAATTCAACTATCGTTATCAAGTTATTGGTAGCACACCATGGGAAAAAATTAAAACTCTACAAGGCTTCTTAGTCGGTAGAAAACGTGCAGCGGTACTAGAAGAATGTGGCGAACTTAAATATCAAGCTAAACTTGAAGAACTAAAACACTTAAAAGAAGTACCTGCATTACCACATATTATTCTTAACTTACAAGCAGAAATTATTGAACTAGAATCACACTTAGATGACCAAAAACATGCTTTTGAATTGAACCGTAAAGAAATTAAAATATTAGAAAAACTAATGGCTGAACTCTATGCTGAAGTCGAACCAACAAGACTTAAGCATGAAGACGGTACACCATACACTGATGACGAAATGTTTGAAGCTAATGCTAACTATGAATTCACGGTAACTATTGGTCGTGAGATTCAATCAGAAATTATTGCTTTGGGAAGACCTAGTCCAGCTAAACTATTAAATGCAATGAGTAATCCACAGACATTAGAATCATTGATGCAAATTGGTCTTGTACCACAAGGTACTATGTTACTAGAGCAGAAAGATATTATGTTACAATTAACTAATCAACGAACTGCTACAATGGAACCACCAAAAGAATTAGGTACATCTGTTCCTAAAAAGAAAACAAAGAAAAAGATGTAGTTGGACTAATCAGTAACAACACAACAGAGTAAAACAAATGAGTCTTTTAAACGATATTTTTTCGCTGCGCCAGATGAATGACCTGAGAGCAGATGGGTTGTGGCCAACTAGTCCTACACCCACTTATACCATAACACCGGCATCTTCAAGTGTCAATGAAGGTAGTTCTTTAACATTTAATGTTACTGGACAAAATATTACCAATGGAACATATTACTGGTCGGTTAATAATTCTACAACTGCGGCAGCTGATTTTTCTGGCTCAGTAACTTCTGGTTCATTTACAATAACCTCTAATGCCGGTTCATTTACAGTAACTGCGGTTGCCGATTCAACAACAGAAGGTGCTCAAACATTTACAGTGTCATTGAGAACCGGTAGTGTTAGTGGTGTTATAGTTGCAACAAGTAGTACAGTGACGATTAATGATACTAGTACGACTCCTATCAGCACTCAGAGAGCTATATTTGGATATGGCAGCAATCCTACAACTTCAATAACCAATCTAGTATCAAACACAACTGATAAGGCTATATTTGGATATGGATATAGTAATGCTAATGTATCAATGACCAACCTAGTGTCCAATACAGGTGTTGTTTCTAGTGATACTACTGGAGTTGGTACAGGTAGAAATGGACCAGCAGCCGCCGGCTACGGTACTGATAAAGCTATTTTTGGATATGGACAAAATGCCGCTGGCACAAACGTATCATTAACTAACCTAGTCAGTAGTACTGGAGTTGTTGCTACTGATACAACAGGTGTCGGTACAGCTAGATATGCATTAGCAGCCGCAGGTTATGGTACTGATAAGGCTATATTTGGATATGGCTATGATCCTTCCTCCGGCGGCTACGTATCATTGACTAACAAAGTATCAAACACCGGTGTAGTTGCTACTGATACAACAGGTGTCGGTACAGCTAGATATGCATTAGCAGCCGCAGGTTATGGCACAGATAAAGCTATATTTGGATATGGTACCGGCGCTACCAACTATTCACTAACCAATCTAGTTTCTAATACAGGTGTAGTTGCTACTGATACAACCGGAGTAGGTACTGCTAGGTATGCACTAGCGGCGGCCGGATATGGAGGTGATAAAGCTATATTTGGTTATGGATGGGCAGCTTCTATTACCAATATTACAAATCTAGTATCAAACACCGGTATAGTAGCAACGGATACTACAGGTGTTGGTACTGCTAGGACTTACCTAGCAGCCGCAGGTTATTCATTAAGTTAAAAGAGTAAAAAATGGCAGAAACAAATATTACAGGCCCACTTTGGGGTTACGAACAACGAAGCAGAAGACTTGCTGGCTTGTGGCCGACTAGTTTTTATGTAGCACTTACCGGCACACAGAAAGCTATATTTGGATATGGATATGGTAATCCACCATTATCAATGACTAATCTAGTTAGTAATACAGGTGTTGTAGCTACTGATACTGCAGGAGTTGGTACTGCTAGATATGGACCAGCAGCCGCAGGTTATGGTAGTTCTGGCCAGGCCATTTTTGGATATGGAAGTACTGGTAGTAATACAGCGATAACTAATCTAGTATCAAACACAGGCGTTGTTGGTAATGATGTTACAGGTGTTGGTACTGCTAGATGGGGATTAGCAGCCGCAGGGTATGGCACAGATAAAGCTATATTTGGATATGGATATTCTAGTACTACTGTATCAATGACCAACAAAGTTTCAAACACTGGTGTTGTTGCTAGTGATACTGCTGGAGTAGGAACTGGTAGATATGGATTAGCAGCCGCAGGTTATGGTAGTACAGGACAAGCTATTTTTGGATATGGAGAAGGTCCTCCTGGTACATATCAATCAATAACCAATCTAGTATCAAACACTGGTGTAGTTGCTACTAATACCGCTGGTGTTGGTACTGCTAGACAAGGCCTTGCGGCTGCAGGTTATGGTGGTGATAAAGCCATATTTGGATATGGAGAAGGTCCTAATGGTACATTTAATTCAATAACCACCAAAGTATCAAACACAGGTGTAGTATCATCTGATACAGCAGGTGTTGGTACTCCTAGAACTCAATTAGCAGCCGCAGGTTATGGTGGTGATAAAGCTATATTTGGATATGGCATCAACCCATCAGGTGTTGGTGTTACAGCAATAACCAATCTAGTATCAAACACAGGTGTAGTATCATCTGATACAGCAGGTGTTGGTACTGCTAGATCCACATTAGCAGCCGCAGGATATTCGTTGACATAAAATTGTATAAACACAGGTGTAGTTGCCACAGATACCGCAGGCGTAGGAACTGCTAGGTACTCACCAGCAGGCGCAAGCTACGGTTCTTAAAAGAGTTGAATACATTCACTATAAAGGAAAAATAAAATGATAGACTTAGAAAACATGCCTGCTCCAACAGCAGAGCAAATTGCAGAAGCAAGAGAAAATGCATTTAATGCAACACATCCAGCATCATGGACATGGGATGAAGAACTAGTATCATATGTTGCACCCGTAGCTATTCCAACTGATGGTTATCCATACTTGTGGGATGAAGCTACAACTAATTGGGTACCATTTCCAGATTATCCTAGAGGTTAATTTTTAACACATAAATATACCTCATAAGTTAAGAATATAAAAAATGGCTGCACCTTCAACAAGAACAGAATTTAAAGACTATTGTCTGCGTAGACTAGGGTTTCCCGTTATTCAAATTAACGTGGATGATGACCAAGTTGACGACCGTATTGATGATGCTTTACAGTTTTTTCACGACTATCATTTTGATGGTGTTGAAAAGATTTACATGAAGCACAGAATTACACAAGATGATATTGACCGTAAATTCATTTACTGTCCTGATCCAGTTATTTTTGTAACTAAAATATTTCCGTTTGATGATTCCAATTCATCAATCAATATGTTTGACCTTCGTTATCAATTGCGTCTACATGATTTGTATGACTTCACATCGGTATCTTATGTGTCATATGAAATCACTATGCAACACATCACAACACTAAACATGTTGTTCTCTGGTTACCCACAACACCGATTCAATCGTCATCAAAACAAAATCTTTTTAGACATTGATTGGTCACGTGATGCGACTTTAGGTGAATATGTGGTTATTGAATGTTATCGTAAGTTAGCGCCAGATACAGTGATACTAACAGGCACAGTTACGGCAACAAACACATCAAACGTAATGACTGGAACAGGTACAACATTCGACCAACAAATTCTTGAAGGTGATATCATTACAGTTGGTGGCCAAGATGTACAAGTTAATCGCATCATTTCACCAACACAAGCATATCTAACCACAAACTTAACGACAAGTGTGACTGATGCGACAGCCACAAAGACTGGTGTGTCTGATGTTTGGGATGATAGATTTTTAAAACAGTATGCCACGGCGTTGATTAAATACCAGTGGGGTACTAACTTGTCAAAATTTGCTGGTGTACAGATGCCAGGTGGAGTCACGTTAGATGGTCCTCGAATTATGGCTGAAGCACAAGTAGAAATCGATAAGATTGAAACTGAGATGCAAGCTTATAACGTTCTACCTCCAGAAATTTTGACTGGTTAATGAATGCCTACAAATTTTTACTTTCAACCATTTCCAACAGGAATTACCCAAGAACAACTACTTGTTGAAGACTTGGTGATTGAGGCCATGCAACAGTATGGTATGGACGTGTTTTACCTACCACGTTCTAGTGCAGACCCTAATGGTCCTGACACATTGTATGGTGAAGATACACTCAAACAATATAGAGTTGCATTTCCAATTGAAGTATATTTGGAGAATGTTACTGGTATGGATGGTGAACAAGATTTCATCTCTAAATTTGGACTTGAGATTCGAGATGAATTAACATTACTAATTTCTCGCCGCAGATTTAAGTATGCCTCAGGTGCCACAAACTATAGTATACCTAGACTTGGTGACTTAGTTATTAACTCTGGACCAAAACGACCAATGGAAGGTGATTTAATTTACATTCCATTGATGCAAAACTTTTTTGAAGTAACTTTTGTTGAACATGAAAATGACCAAGCAATGTTTTATACATTAGGTCGTGGACGTGGTGGTAATGTTTATGTTTATGCACTGAAACTTAAACAATTTGTATTATCTGATGAGTTGATTCAAACTGGTCACACAGAGATAGATGAACAAGCATTTGATTCATACAAAAGAACACGTTTGGATGTACCTATCAATGGCACAGGCAAATTTACAGTTGGTGAATTTGTTTATCAAGGCAATTCTTTGGCAACTGCCAATGCGGTGGCCACGGTGCATACAACAGTTCCTGGTAGACACTTAGATGTGGTTAATGTCAAGGGTCAGTTTACAGTTGGTGTAACTATTGTTGGTGCAACAAGTGGTGCAACATGGGCATTAGAAACTGCAGCTGACGATATGCCAACTGACAGTGTATTTGAAGATGTTGCCGATAATAATATTATTCAAGATGAAGCTGGCGACATACTCGACTTCACTGAACACAACCCATTTGGTGAACCTTAATGTTAGGTAATGCACATTTCTATAACAGAACCATACGAAAAGTTGTCGTTGGTTTTGGCACACTATTTAACGACATTCAGTTGATTCGTTACACCAGAGATATGGCAACAGAGGTCGAAAGATTTAAAGTGCCTCTGTCTTATGGTGCCAAAGAAAAATACTTAACTCGTTTGGCTTCCGATCCAGACCTAACAAAATCTATTGCAATAACTGTACCTAGAATCTCATTTGATATGGTAGGTATGTCATATGATTCTAGTCGCAAAGGTGTTACAACCAACCGAAATTTCTCTCTTGGTACAAATAACAGTTCATTGAAGTCACAATACGGACCAATACCATATAACTTTGATTTTAACTTATCAGTATATGTTCGTAATACAGAAGATGGTGCTCAGATTATGGAACAAATACTTCCATTCTTTACACCAGATTTTACTGTAACGATGGATTTTATTCCTGGTATGGATCAAAAGTATGACATGCCAATCATATTAAATTCTGTTTCTACGACTACAGACTATGAAGGTGACATGATGAGTACCCGTTTGATTCTATGGGACTTGACATTCACTGCCAAAGCATTCATCTGGCCACCAGTTAAAACAAGTGAGATGATTACTACATCTACTGCAAACACATATTTGAATTTTGCCAACTCTGCAAATGGTGACATTATCACATCAAATACATTCACACAAAATTCAATTATATCTTCTGTGCAAACTAGGCCAAATCCAAACACTGCTGGTCCAGATGATGAATATGGATTTGCAGAAACATTTACATCATTTGGTTCTATATATGAACCTCAAGTTATTTTTACTACTTCAGATACTACTTTGGTATTTACTGACTCAACATTAATTAAAACGGATAAACTATAATGACACAACAAACAATTGATATAGGAACAGGACCAAATACTGGCACAGGTGATCCTCTGCGAACGGCTTTCACCAAACTCAATGAAAATTTTACAGAAGTTTATAACACAACTAACTCTAATTATACGAGTGCTGTTACTGGATTATCTGTAACAGCTTCTGGATCAAGTGCTTATCTAATCGATCAATATTCAGGAAACAATCCTACAGTGTATGTTTCTGGTGGTGAAACCATAGCATTTGTTTTAAATAATTTGGATGGTCATCCGTTTATGATACGGACTGAATCAGGTGGTTCTAGTTTCAATATAGGACTAACACACATTAGCAATACTGGTACAGTCTCAACAAGTTCTAACGCACAAGCTCAGATAAACGGCACTCTTTATTGGAAAGTTCCTTTTAGTCTAGTAGGTTCAACTTATGTCTACCAATGCCAAAACCATGCCGGTATGGTTGGTAATGTTGTTATTCAGCAGCCTGCTTCTTTTGTTGCAGCTAATGCGGCATTAGCTCTAACTCAAACACAAGCAGCATTTAATAAAGCAAATACAACAAGTAATACAACCATTACTATAACAAGCCTAAAAAGTTTAGCTGCAAACAGTGCAACTTATGCTGATTTTCAAACCGCAATTGCAAATTTATAAATCTGCAATGGACACTTTGATACACGTTGCTAAAGACACTCATCACCCAAGAGCATTCGAGGTTGTGGCCACAATGCTTAAGAATATGTCTGACCTAAATAAAGACCTAATGGAAATTCAAAAACGCAAAAAAGATTTAGCACCAAAATCCATGAGTGATAAATCAATGAATATAGATAAGGCTGTGTTTGTTGGTTCAACCACAGAATTGGTAAAGTTTTTAAAGTCAAATAAAGAGAAATAATATGGAACAATTAATTCAACAATTGAAAGTTATACTAGGCACAAACTTTGCCTTGTATTTTAAGGCACACGGATTCCACTGGAATGTAGAAGGTGTAAACTTTCAACAGTATCATGATTTTTTTGCTGAGTTATATACATCAATATTTAATAATACTGATTTAATTGCCGAAAAAATTCGTATGTTGGATGCATATGCACCAGGTTCGTTATTGAGAATGTTGGAGTTGGCAGACGTAGAAGAATCAGCAATCATTCCTTCTCCAATTTCTATGATGGCAGAATTGAAAAGAGATAATGATAGAATGATGGTTCATCTCCGTGCAGGTATTGTTGCTGCTGACCAAGCAGGAGAACCAGCTATTGGTAATTTCTTGCAAGACTTGTTAGACCAACACCAAAAACATGCATGGATGTTAAGAAGTTTTATTAAATAATGGGTGTTGTAAATGATTGATGCTGGTGGGTATCTAGGAAATGCCAACCTCAAACGTATTGGTGTAGAGTTATCTTACACCGAAGAACAAGTTGCCGAGATTATAAAATGTACTGAAGATCCAGTTTACTTCATTAAGACATACGTTAAGATTGTTAACGTTGACCGTGGTCTTGTGCCATTCGAAATGTGGCCATTCCAAGAGGACATGGTACGAACATTCCATGAAAATCGATTCTGTATCGCAAAGATGCCTCGTCAGGTTGGTAAAACAACTACGACTGTGGGTTTCATGTTATGGTCTATTCTATTTCAAGACGATTATAGTATTGCCATTCTGGCTAACAAAGGTTCACTTGCACGTGAAATCTTAGGTCGTGTTCAGTATGCATATGAATACTTACCACTCTGGTTGCAACAAGGTATCATTACTTGGAACAAAGGTAATATTGAATTAGAAAACAAATCAAAGATTGCGGCCTTTGCAACATCGGCATCTGGTGTTCGAGGTGGTTCTTATAACTTAATTTTCTTGGACGAATTTGCGTTCGTTCCAAAGAATATGGCTGACGAATTCTTTACGTCAACCTATCCGGTTATCTCATCTGGTAAGACTACCAAAGTTATTATTGTTTCTACCCCATATGGACTAAACCACTTCTATAAGATGTGGGTTGATGCAACAGAGAAACGTTCGACCTATAAACCATTGGAGGTTCATTGGTCACAAGTGCCAGGACGTGATGCCGCATGGAAAGAAGAGACCATACGTAACACATCAGAAGAACAGTTCCGACAAGAGTTTGAGACAGAATTTATTGGTTCATCGGCAACATTAATCTCTGGTTCTAAATTGAGGTCATTGGCATTCTTTGACCCATTGAAACAAGAAGATTGTTTAGATATCTACCAAGACCCAATTCCAGGACACCTATACATCGGTTGTGTGGATTGTTCTGAAGGTGTTGCACAAGATTACTCAACGATTAATATACTTGATGTATCTCAAGTTCCATACCGACAAGTTGCAAAGTACCGAAACAATAAACTACCATTGTTATTTTTACCTACAGTTGTTTATGCATTATGTAAAAGATACAATACAGCATTTGCGTTGATTGAGACTAATAACATTGGCCAACAGGTTGTGGACATTCTTCACTATGATCTGGAATATGAGAACATATATAAGCTAGAACACCATCATATTAAAGGACAATCAATTTCAGGTGGTTTCAAGCGTTCTACATCATTCGGTATCAAGACCACAAAATCAGTCAAAAAGATTGGTTGTGCCAACTTGAAGACCTTGATTGAAAATGACAAGTTAATTATCAATGACTTTGACACAATTGCCGAACTTAATACGTTTGTGCGAGTTCGAGACAGTTATGAGGCAGAAGAAGGTAACAACGATGACTTAGTTATGGGTCTGGTGTTATTCTCTTGGTTAACTGCACAAAGTTATTTTAAAGAAGATACCAATATTGACATCCGTAAGATGATGTTAGAGGAACAAAATATGTTAGGTGACGAAGATTTGGCACCAGTAGGTATTATTGACGATGGCAGACCAGAGCCAGTAATTGATTCTGGTGGTACAGTATGGCAAGATGATGTTAGAAGCCGAGGTTATATATCCTCAAATTTTTAAAAACATAAATACAACATACATTAAAAAATGCCGGAAATTTTAACTGGGGACCAGTGAATGAGATTATCACAATTAGTAATGAAGTCCAATTAGTAGAAAAATTCGGTAAACCAGACAGCAACACCGCAACATCATTCTTCACAGCAGCAAACTTTTTACAATATGGTTCAGATTTGAGAGTTATTCGCTCAGTAGGTTCTACAGCAAATAATGCAACAAACGCTGGAACACCTGTAAGAGTACTCAACAAGACAAATTACGAACAAAACTTTGCAGCAGGAAGTAATTCAATTCAGTGGGCGGCAAAGTATCCAGGTTCACTAGGTAATGCACTACGTGTTTCGATGGCTGACGCCAACGTATCAACAGGTTGGACATACTCAGGTGAATTTAGTACAACACCTACTACTTCCACATATGCATCCAGAGCAGCAGCTTCAAATGATGAAATTCATATTGTTGTTGTTGATATGACAGGTGCTATTACGGGTACAGCAAACACAGTTGTTGAAAAATTTGGTTTCGTTTCTAAAGCAGGAGATGCTAAGAATACAGACGGTTCTTCAAACTACTACAAAGACGTTATTAACAGCAAATCTAAGTACATCTGGTGGATGGGTCACCCAGACACTGGTGCAAACTGGGGTCAAACTGCTATTCAAGTAGCAACAACTGGTGCTTATAATGGTTTGGCAGTTAACAACTTTGACTTGTCTGCAGGTAAAGATACTGCACCAACTGCAGGTAACAGAAACACATCTTACGATTTGTTTAACAATGTTGATTCTGTTGATGTTTCTCTATTAATGGCCGGTGAAACTACAGACGATGTGGTGCCTGACCGACTAATTTCTATTGCCGAGTCACGTAAAGATTGTATGGTGTTTATTTCTCCACCATTAACTTCTGTGTTGAACAACTCAGGTTTAGAAGCATCAACTGTTAAAACTTATCGTGATACCATTACATCTTCTTCATACGCAGTTATGGATTGTGGATGGAAATATCAATACGACAAATACAATGACATTTATCGTTGGTTGCCATTGAACGGTGATATTGCCGGTCTATTGGTTAGAACTGACGTTGACCGTGACCCATGGTTTTCACCAGCTGGTTTGAACAGAGGTCAAGTTAAGAACGTTGTTAAATTGGCATGGAATCCAACTAAGTCTGAAAGAGACACATTGTACAACTCAGGTATTAATCCTGTTGTAACCTTCCCAGGTGAAGGTACTGTATTGTTCGGTGATAAGACTCTATTGAACAGACCAGAAGCAATGGACAGAATTAACGTTCGTAGATTGTTTATTGTACTAGAGAAAACAGTTGCTCGTGCATCTCGTTCTTCATTGTTTGAATTTAACGATGAATTCACACGTGCTCAGTTTGTTAACTTGGTTGAACCGTATTTGCGTGAAATCCAAGGCCGCCGTGGTATCTATGACTTCCGTGTTGTTTGTGATACTACAAATAACACACCAGAGGTCATAGACCGCAATGAGTTTGTTGGTGACATTTATGTTAAACCAGCCCGTTCCATCAACTTCATCCAACTAAACTTTGTTGCAGTCCGTACTGGTGTTGCATTCAATGAAATCGTTGGACGATTCTAATAAATAGAGAGATAGGAGAAAATTAAATGGCATTTAATATTAACGAATTCCGCTCTCAAATGCAGGGTGATGGTGCGAGACCAAACCTCTTTGAGGTAACCATGCCTTTTCCGGCATTTGCTTTACCTGGTAATGCACAAACGAAATTATCATTCATGTGTAAGACCGCACAACTTCCAGGTTCTACTGTTGGTACTGTGCCTGTTCAATACTTCGGCCGTGAGTTGAAGTTTGTGGGCAACAGAACCTTCACTGATTGGACACTCTCAATCATCAATGATGAAGACTTTGTTGTGCGTAATGCATTTGAAAGATGGATGAATGGCATGAACAGCCATAGTTTAAACGTTCGCAACCCATTGGCACAAACTCCAGGCAGTTATACTGTTGACGGAGAAGTTAAACAATTCGCCAAGAACGGTGACACGTTGAAGAAATATAAGTTTATTGGTTTATTCCCAACAGACGTTTCTCCAATTGATGTTGACTGGGGTTCTAACGACTCGATTGAAGAATTCACGGTGACTCTATCATATCAATGGTGGGAATCCGTAGAAGATAACGTGGTTTGACGAAAGAGGGTGGAGTGTAAAAACTCCACCTTTTTAGATATATGTCTTTATATTTGTTGGTAAAAGAACACAAAGTTACAGGATTAAAATATCTCTGTAAACATGAAGCACAATCTTTAAAAGATTGTGTTTTGTATCGTGGTTCCGGAACATATTGGAAAAGACATTTAAAACAAAATGGTAATATAGTAAACACAAAATGTTTATTTGTTACAGAAGATAAAGATGTTTTTAGAAAAATTGCTATCAAATATTCATTGGAGTTTGATATTGTGAATTCTGATAAATGGGCAAATTTAACACTAGAAGAAGGTCAAGGTGGAAATACTGTGTTTGATAAAATAGAACATGGTAAAAAAACGAGTTTTGGGTTAAATAAACCAATTGTTAAACAAAAACATTTAAAACATTTATCAGAACACATAAAAATAATTCAACCATTAGCGGCAAAAGCAGCCAAAGAAAAATTGACAGGTGTTAAAAAGTCCGAACAGCATAGATATAATATGTGTGGTGAAAGACCTCATGTTAATCAAACTGGTAGTAAAAATAATAATGCTAAAAAAATACAAACACCGTTTGGCATTTTTTATAGTATAAGTGAAGCATCAAAAAATATACAAGGATATACTTATAAAATGATTTGGTCTAGATTAAATAATGTTTCGGGATGGAGATATATCTAAATGATTAAACTTTTTGGTTTTACTTTTGGTGACAAAGAAGTCGTTCAGGTTCAAAACCCGAACGAATCTTCTTTTGCTCTACCGACAAATGCAATAGATGATGGTGCAGTTACTATTACAGGTAACGCACACTATGGTACGTATGTTGATTTAGAGGGTTCAATTCGTAATGAGTTGGAACTAATCACACGTTACCGTGAAATGTCGAATCACCCTGAGCTTGAAATGGCTATTGACGAAATTGTCAATGAAGCTATTACTCGTTCCGAAGAGGGCAAGATTCTTGATATCGTTATGGATAATCTGAAACAACCAGAATCGATTAAGAAAAAAATACGTGAAGAATTCAACAACGTTATGCGTATGTTGAACTTTGCAAACCTTGCCGATGATTTATTCAAACGATGGTATATTGATGGTAGAATTTACTATCACATTATCGTTAACGAAAAGAATCCTAAAGAAGGCATTAAAGAATTACGTTACATCGACCCACGTAAAATTCGTAAGGTTCGAGAAGTACAAAAAGACCGTGATCCAAAAACTGGTGCATCGGTTATTAAATCTATTGCTGAGTACTATGTCTATAATGACCGTGGTACCACAACACAAACATATACTGCCCAAGTTAATCAGGGATTGAGAATTTCTTCTGATGCAGTTATCAATATCAATTCTGGTTTGATGGATGCAAAGAATACATTTGTTATTTCTTATATTCATAAAGCAATCAAGCCACTTAATCAGTTGCGTATGATTGAAGATGCGGTAGTTATCTATCGTTTGTCTAGAGCACCAGAACGCCGCATTTTCTATATTGACGTTGGTAACTTACCAAAAGGTAAGGCTGAACAATATTTACGTGACGTTATGGTTAAGTATCGTAACAAGATGGTTTATGATGCTACGACTGGTGAACTGCGTGATGACCGCAAACACATGTCGATGTTAGAAGACTTTTGGTTACCTCGCCGTGAAGGTGGTAAAGGTACAGAAATTACAACATTGCCAGCTGGTCAAAACCTTGGTGAGTTAGAAGACGTTAAGTATTTCAGAAACAAACTGTTGAATGCATTGAACGTTCCAATTGCACGTTTAGAACCACAACAATCTGGTGGTATGATTGGCATTGGTAGAAGCACTGAAGTAACACGTGATGAAGCCAAGTTTGCAAAGTTTGTACAGAGACTACGTAATAAATTCACACACATCTTTGATGAAGCATTGAGTGTACAGTTGACACTTAAAGGTATTTGTACCCGTGAAGAATGGGAAGAATTCAAAGAAGACATTTACTACGACTTCCAAAAAGATAATAACTTTGTTGAGTTGCGTGATGCTGAATTGTTACGTGAAAGAATTAATTTGTTAACTCAAGTTGACCCATTTGTTGGCCGTTATTATTCTGCCGATTGGGTTAAACGTCATATCTTGCAATTGACTAAAGAACAAATTGAAGAGATGGATAAAGAGATTAAAAAAGAAGATGACGATGGTACTGGAGGTTCAGTGTTACAACAAGGTGGAGAACCACCTGTATCACCAGATGAATACCCACCAGTTGACAATACTGCTGATGAAGCCGCAACAGAATCTATGACGCCAATGTTGGATGCCGAGTTAGATAAATACTCATCAAGTATGATAAATAAGAAATAATGGAGAATAATTATGGATATTAAAAACTTTATTGATGCTTCAATTGAAGGTAATGCAGTCGAAGCACAACAAGCATTGAACGATGTAATCTCAGCACGTGCCATGGAAGCCTTGGCATCTCGTAAAACTGAGATCGCACAAAATTTGTATAACGGCAGAGAAACAGAATCAACCGAAGAACAACAAGAAGTATGAAATCGTTACAAGAATTAAGAAACATTGTTGAGGAAGAGAAGAAGGACTATTCAAAGTTCGATGCTCTTGTGCGTGCTGGTTTAGGTAACAAAGCACAGATTCAACGTTTGCATAATATTCTTGACAAGATGGGTGAAGAAAAGCCTAACTTTAATAACGCAGATAAAGAAATCATACGTAATATTTTTAACAAGATGGTTGATTTGATTACCAGTAATCCAAACATCAATCGTCAAGCTCGCCGTGCGGTATCAGAAGAACTTGAAGAAAGTTTAATTGATAGTTCCGATTATAAGATTGGACCATCTGGCAAGAAAATTAAAGCGCATCGTATCGAAATTAAATCGGGTACTGAAAAGGCAAAAGACCAAGTGGTTGAAGCAGTTGAAGACAATGTAGTTCCACCATCGGATCCTCCATTTGTTTTATTGTTAAAACGTAGAGCAGTCAGATTGTTTCCTGATGGTACTAAGGTTGCCTTGTATTACAACGACAAACTTAAAAAAGTATTCTCAGTGCCATTCAACTCACAATACATGGGTTACAACTCAATGGCACCAGTCATTCAGGCCGAAGGCATGGACGAACAAGGAGAGGTGTTGGAAGAGGCTGTCATGGATACTCTACATAAGATTGTATCCAACAAGTCGGCACAAAAAGTTAAGTTTGCTTCTGGTGAAACGAGAACAGTTGACCATTTCACAGCATCAGCACTCACACAAGTTCATGGTGCTTTGAATGATAATAATAAGAAGAAGTTTGCAGATATGGTGCATAAGTCACCTGGTCATTTTACAAAGGCTGCAGATTTTGCTTTCAGTAAATCAAAATGACATTTATTGAAAGTATATTAAATAACAAACTAACCGAGGCAAAAGATAAATTATTTGCACGGTTAAATGAGGTTGCTTCTGAGAAATTAACAGAAGCAAAAGGTCATATTGCTCATATCGTATATGAAGAAGTAGAAGACTTGGATGAAGGCAACATTGTTAAAACTGGTAGAGTACAGAGAATCAAAAGACGTATCAGAAGAAACAAACAAGGCCGAATCATTCTTCAACGCAATGTACGTAGGTCAGCAATCAAAGGATATAGACTTTCTGGAAATACGGTAAAAAGAATACCTGCTGCACAAAGATTACACAAAGCCAGAATGTTAAAAAGATATTGGAAAACTAAAGGCCGTTCAAAGATGAATAGAGTTTTATTAAAAAGAAAAATGTCTATGCGCCGCCGCAAATCAATGGGAATAAAATAATATGGCATACGAAATTATTAACACAAAAAGATCCCGCTCGATTATCAGAATTACTGGTAACACAGCAACAACTATTCCGTTGACTTCACTTGCAATAGATGCCAATGAAGTTATCACAGCTGCATCGATTGCACACATTATTACCTCTTCTGATGGATGGATTCGCATCTATCGTGGTGATAATACATCTGCACCATTGGTTGTTGCAATGTATCAGTCAAATGACTTACCATTGACACAGTATGATATCTCTTTGGCAAATACACCTTCTGCCAATTTACATATCACCAACAGTGGTACTGATGGTACTGTGATTCTATCAGTTACTAAATCTGCAACTTATGCAACACCATTAGTAGGTATCTAAAATGAAACTAATTACAGAAAGAATTGAGAGCGTAAAGTATCTCACTGAAGCAACAGAAAAAGGTAAAAAGAACCTTTATATTGAAGGTACTTTCCTTGTTGCTGAAAAAGTTAATCGTAATAACCGCATGTACAAGATGGATACATTGCGTAAAGAAGTTAAACGTTATAACGAAGAATTTGTTAAAACAAACCGTGCATTGGGAGAACTTGGTCATCCAGACACACCGACTCTCAACTTGGAACGAGTATCACATAAGATTGTATCTTTGACTGAAGATGGCAATTCATTTTATGGTAAGGCATTGATCCTAGATACTCCATACGGAAATATTGTTAAGAATTTTATTGAGAATGATGTTAACTTGGGTGTATCTTCTAGAGCTATGGGTTCTGTAACCATGACTAGAGAAGGTTACAACTTGGTACAAGACGATTTGCGTTTGGCTACGGCTGCCGATATCGTTGCGGATCCATCAGCTCCAGGTGCATTTGTTAACGGAATTATGGAGGGTAAAGAATGGCTATTCGTTGAGGGACGATTCGTGGAAGTAGACATAGATAATGCTAAGAGAGCCATACGAAATGCTCCACAAAAACAATTAGAAGCAGTTGCATTGCAGCTGTTTGAAAATTTCATCAGAAAACTTTAATTTTATAAATAAGATATCATAAGGAGAATAAAATTACCTGGTGAGGAGGTCGACCTAGGCGGACCAACACCCCAGAATGCGAAGCCAGATGATGACTCGCACAAGATCGATGCTACTAAGGCAGCTAAGAGCGCAACCGCTCCAACAACAAAGCCTTCTGCTGCTTCTTCTAAAATGGAAGAAACAGAGCTTGAAAATTATTCTTTAGAAGAACTACAAGAATTTATGGTCTCTGAAGAATTCGAACAACTTGATGAATTGTCAAAATCAACTCTTGGTTCTTATGTAAATAAAGCCAGTAAAGATGCAGTTAAAAGTTCTAGTGCTTCAACAAATTGGGCTCGCACAAGCGACAGAGCAAGAAATCCTCGTGTAAAAATTGCTGCGGCTCAATATTCCAATGAAGAAGAAGCGAGAGAAAAAAAACGTCTAACTGGTATTAGTAAAGCAGTTAAAAAAATAACTGAAATGCATGGTGATGAAGCCGAAGACAAAGCAATGATGGAGAAAATGAAGATGAAAGAAAAGATGAAAGAGGATGTTGACGCTCTTTTTGCTGACGATAATACCATCTCAGAAGAATTCAAATCTAAAGTCTCTAATTTTTGAAGCACGTGTTATTGACCGTATTCAACAAATCGAAGAACAAACTGAAGCTAAGTATGCTGATATGCTTGAAGAAGCTATCGAGTCTGTACGCACTCAGTTAGAAGAAAAAGTAGACGACTATGTTAACTACGTAGTTGAACAATGGCTAGAAGAAAACGCAATCGCTATCGAATCCGGTTTGCGTGCTGAATTGGCCGAAGACTTTATTTCTGGTCTACACAAATTGTTTGCTGAGAACTACATCAATGTACCTGAAGACAAGGTAGAATTGGTTGATGAGTTGGCAACTAAAGTGGAACAGTTAGAGTCCAAATTAAATGAAGAAATTGAAAAGAGCATCGGTTACAAGAAGTCTTTAATCGAAGCCACAAAACAAGAAGTTACCCGTTCTGTTTGCGAAGGCCTAACAGAAACTCAAGTTGAAAAAATCAAATCGCTTGCAGAGAGCGTTGAATTCTCCACAGAGGAAGAATACCAAAACAAACTTGAGACAATCCGTGAAAACTACTTCCCATCTGGTGTTAAAAAGGCAGACGAAGAGCAACTACACGAACAGGTATCTGCAGAAGACGCAGGCGAAACTAAGAAACAAGTAAGTGCCGACCCATATGTGTCATCTGTTGCTAACGCTATTTCTAAAACCAAACTATAAATTAATCAAGGAGATTAAATATGTTACTTAGCTCAAGAAATGCAGAAGCAATCTGGTATGATGATGGAAACTGCACCAACCAATTCTTTGGGTGGCACAGGTTATTCCGGTGGTTCTACTGCAACAGGCCCTGTTGCCGGTTTCGATCCAATCCTAATCAGCTTGGTTCGCCGTTCTTTGCCTAACCTTATCGCTTATGATATCGCTGGCGTTCAACCAATGACAGGCCCAACAGGATTGATCTTTGCAATGCGTTCTACTTACGGTACTAACCGTGATGTGAATGGCGGTGCTGTCGAAGCTTTCTACAATGAAGCCAACACTGGTTTCTCTGGTGATAAAGCTACACAAACAGCTATTTCTATGGCTGCTAATACTGCTTTGGGTAACCAAAACGTTTTTGCTTCTACAGTTACAACTGGCGGTGCAATGGCAACTTCTGTTGCTGAAGATTTGACATTCAATGAAATGGGCTTCTTACTCAATGGAATTGGCACAAGACTTGAAGGCAGTTCATGGTCTAGACGCAGAAACAGAATTGGCAAACATCTTGTCAACTGAAATTCTTGCTGAAATTAACCGTGAAGTTATCCGTACAATTTACTCTGTTGCTAAAGTTGGTGCTCAAGTTGGTACTACTACTGCAGGTACATTTGACTTGGATACAGACTCCAACGGTCGCTGGATGGTTGAAAAGATTAAAGGTTTGGCATTCCAATTGGAACGTGAAGCCAATACAATCGCTAAGACAACCCGTCGTGGTAAAGGTAACGTGATGATCTGTTCATCTGACGTTGCTTCTGCTTTGGCAATGGCTGGTCTTTTGGACTACCAATCTGCTTTGAACAGCCAAGTTAACTTGACAGTTGACGATACTGGCAATACATTTGCTGGTACATTGTTCGGTCGTATCAAAGTGTACATCGATCCATATTTTGCTGCTAACTCCACATCCGAGTTTGCCGTTATGGGTTATAAGGGTTCTAACGCATATGACGCAGGTATTTTCTACTGCCCATACGTTCCTCTACAAATGGTTCGTGCAGTTGATACAAACAACTTCCAACCAAAGATTGGCTTCAAGACACGTTATGGTCTAGTTGCTAACCCATTTGCAGAAGGTGCTACACAAGGCGTTGGCGCATTGACCGCTAGAGCTAACTTGTACTATCGTGCATTCAAGATTTCTAACTTGATGTAATAAAAACCCCGTTAAGAGGGTTACTTAAAAGAGAGGGTCGAAAGACCTTCTCTTTTTTTTCGCCTAAATATACGTATGACAGCACTAACAAGAAACCCATCAAATCCAAATTTAATTCATCCAAATAAATTTGAGTTAAATTTTGGTCGACTACCAAACATGCAGTACTTTTGCCAAACGGTAACGGTACCTGGAGTTTCATTGTCGGAAATACCAAAGCCAACACCTTTTGTTGACATGTACATTCCAGGTGAGAAAGCCATCTATGACTTGTTAAACGTAACCTTTATGGTTGACGAAGAACTACAGGCATGGAAAGAAGTACACGATTGGATTCGTGCCATGACATTCCCTAAAGATTACTCTGAGTATCAAAACTTGGCAAACTTGAATCGATATTCAACTTTAGGTAAAACTACAGGTCCCCAATATTCTGATGCAACAATTACCATATTGTCATCATCAAATATTCCATTGTACCGATTTAAATTCTACGAAGTATTCCCAACAAGCATATCTT